CTTCCTCTTCCTCTTGTTCTACCTCTTCTACCTCTTCTACCTCCTCTACCTCTTCTTCCACCACCACCATCAAATCCTCCACCATCACCACCATCACCACCAGCACCACCACCAACAACATCAACATACGTTGGTCTACCAGGCGAATCACCTCTCTTACCCTTAAATATATTACCAAGACTTCTTACCAACATCATCCCACCACCTATTAAGGCACCCGCACCTACTACTACACCAAAAAGGCTACCTAATGAACTTACACCAGGTATTGCACCTAAGTAACCCATTATTTTACCAACAAAACCTAATGCAGATGCTAACCCATCAACCATAGCTCCTAAAGGACCTTCCATTAATGAGGTAAAACCATCTTTCATTTTTTGAACTGATTCTTCTAACTTCTGTTGAGAACTTACTTGTGCTTTTGATAATTCATAGCTTTTACCAGCTACAATCCCTGCTTCAATATCGTCGGCTAGTTTTCCTTTGCCTTCTTTTCTTAATTTAGCAAGTTCATTTTTCTGATTTGTGCCTATTTTAGCTAATTTTTCTTGTTTAACAAGTGAATTTGCTAATTCATCAGATGTCATACCTAAGGACTTAGCTAAGGCATCTTGCTGAATTCTATTCATTTGAGTGAATTCAGCTGATCCTTTTACGTTTTTAAGTACTTCAGAAGCGGCACCAGCAGTATCACCCATCATAGCAAGGTATCTTGCTTGGTTTAGATTAATATCTTTACCAATCAATGCTTCGGCTTCGTATTCATTTTGAAGTGATGATTCAACATCAAGAAGTTGATCTGATATGTTTTTGGTTTGTTCTAAAGATAAGCCTAACTTTTGTGATTGAACAACAGCAGCAGCAATTAATTTAGGACTATTTTGATAGAAAGCAGCTAACTGACCTGAGGTTTTAGCTACTTCTTGAATTATTTTTTTATTATTAAGTAAACCTTTATTTTGTCCAGTAATATCTTTTAATACTGCTTCCTGACTTTCTCCTTGCATTAAAGCAAATTCTGAAATTTTAGCAGCTTCATCAGCTTGTAAACCTAAAACATCAGTTAATTCAACTTGTCCTTCAATTAGTTCAGCACTTAGTATAGCTGATGTGCCAAGTGATTCGTTAAGTTGATTTGTGGCTTCTAGAGCGCTGTGATTATTAACAGCTAATCCGTGTGCGTTAGCAGCAACATCTCTAGTATAGTCAACCATTGCTTTAGCGCCTTGAGCACTTATAGCATAATTTTTTCCAGTGTCGGCTATAGTTTTACTATATGCAGATCCAATTTCAAAAAGTGATTTTGCAACTTTATATAATAAAGTTAATTGAACAAGAGGATCTTTTAGTGAACTCATTAATCCTTTCCCTATACTTCCTAATCCTGCTCCTAATACACTCCATTTACTACTACCAGCTTCTTTAGCAGCACTTCTTAAGTCTTTATTTATATCTTCAAAGTATTTACTTTGAATACCTATTTTTTCAAAAACACCAGTTATACCACCCATTATACTCCCGGTAAGACCAAGAGATTTTTGAATACGTTCTTCTTCTTTCCTTTCTTTTTCAACTAAAGAAACTATATTTTCATAATGATCAGCTTTTTCTTTTATAGCCTTTCCAATTTCACTAGTATATTCAACTAATTTTCTATGTTCTTCAACATCTTCTTTAGTAGCGCTTCCACTTTTTATCTTAGAGTCTAATATTTTAGCTTCTGCTTCCGCTTGTTTATAATTAACGGTTAAGGCTTCTTTTTCTTTTTGAACCTTTTTTTCTACTTCTTTTAATTCTTTAACAGTAAGAACATTTTCCTCTTCTCTATGTCTTTGAATTTTATTAGCTAAATCCTCTAATTTGTTAAAATTACGAGTTAATAAAGTTGAAGTTTTAACACTTCCATTAATATCAGCAACTATATTTTTTAAGGTAGTAGCAATATTACCAAATACATTTTTTAAATCATCGACTTCACCCTCCATTAATTTAACTTGTCGGGTAGCATTTTCAAGATTATTTCCTAGTCCTTGTACAACTTGGTTAATATTCTTAAATCCTTCGCCCCCTAAACGCTTAATCTCAGCGTCTAGTTCTTGAATACGTTTTTTTGCGTCGTTTAATTGTTGGTTTGGATCTGCCATATCGTAGATAAATATTAAGGCACCTAGGGATTAGGTGCCTTATTTGTAGTAGTATATGCGGATTTTGGTGAAATATTCGGTCGAGCTATTTCTTTTTTAGAGGTTTGCTGATTAGTCATTATATTATTTTGCTCGTTTTGTTTTTCTTTGATTTTATCAAAATGTTCTTTTAATACATTAAAAGTAAACGTTCTTAACCAAACGGGCATTTCATATACAGTATGCCAATCATATCCACCACCTCCATGAAAAACTATTTCATGTATTGTTTTGAATAGATTAATTCTATATGTTGGCGTCAGGCCAAAAAAAGTTAACCCCAATTGATATTTCTACGCCCTCCTCTACGTAGCCATCTACTTCAATGTTAGTTTTTAAGTCAACATCAGGAGTAACTTCTTTATAGTATTGTCTAAATGCTCTTAAATCTTTAGCTAAGAAATAGTTGTCAACAAATTCACGAACTGTTTTTTTATCAGTATCGCCATTTACTGAAGTTAAAATGTACTTCATTCTTGTTGATACTTCAGAAGGTGCTGCATTTACTTTTTGTAAACCTTTAATTTCACGGTCAATTGATTGTTCATCACCATGAGTTAATGCTTTAAAAGTAACAACTGTGTTTGTACTAGGAAGAACAAATTCAAATGAGTTAGTACCTTTGGTGATTAAATCTTCTCTTAATGGTTTATTTTCTAAAGAAGTTAAGTCAACATTTACTTTTTTAACACCATCCCAATCTGGATGTTCATATTCAAATTCATAATCTTTACCATAACCTAAAATACGAGCAGCAATTAATATAGCGTTTTTATCACCTATTAAAAGATCACTGTAATTAATTTTAGTTACGATTAATGATTGAAGTAGTTTATCAATAACTACACCTTGACGGAGATAGTTAGCATTAGAAAGAATATCTTCTTCTTTAGCAGTCATATACTTGATTTCTACTTTACCTTCAGCTAAAGGATTGCCTTCTGGATATAATAATCCTTTGGAAGGTAATTCAACAATCTCTGTAGGGAATTTAAATTTAGGCTCTGCAGGGCCTACGTTTGATACATAATCTTGATTCATAATTATAACGTTATTGTTTGATATAAATATATATAATATAAGGAAAGCAAGAAAAAGGCGTTAGATTTCTCTAACGCCAATTCTTTATTATTTACTGTTATTATTAGAAATTCAATATGCAGTAATCCATAGCAATTGTTACTGATAAGCTGATTGCTGCGTCTGCAGTCCAATCATAATCACCAAATGTTGCTGTTTTAACGTAAGCACCTTTGATAATCCATTCAGAAACGATGTCGCCTACTGGACCTAAGATGTCTAATGTTAAATCTTTCTTATAGAAATCAGAATAACCATCACGGCCTGTTACTGATTCGTGTGCTAAACGAGCCCATTCCATTACTGCTTGAGCACCTGAAGGAACTACTGGATCGTAAAGTTCTAAAGTCATATCGTTCCAACGAACTTTACCTTTTACTTTACGGTAAACGTTGATGTGATCTAATATGATTTCACCAGCTTCGAATCCAGGAGCAGAAGCCTTTTTGATTAAATAAGAAGGGATACCATCCACATATAATATAAAGCGATTCTGAACTTTAGGTTCGAACGCTGTGAACATGATTTCGTTCGGGTTTAATACTGCCATTTTACTCTGTTATTTAATATAAATATTGTTAATTTATTTTCTTACGCAAACTGAACACCAGTTGGAGTAATGTTGAAATCTAAGATGATAAATTCAGCTGTTTTAGTTGGTTGTAAATAAATTGCACCTACTAATTGGTTTCTATCAATTGTTTCAGCTGTGTTATTTGATTCGTCCATTACTACCTTATAAGCATATAAACCTTGTTTTTGTTGTACGTTTTCTAAGTACGGGTTAACTTGGTTTAAGAACTTATTACGAGTTGTTGCTGTATTTTGTTCGAATACTAAATTATCAGCAATGTTACCAATGTATCTCTTTAATGTAATTAATAAACGACGAACGTTTACACGGTCAAGAGCTGATGCTTTAGATTGTAAAGTCTTTTGACCAAATGCTACAACACCTTGTCCAGGGAAAGTAGCTAATGGGTTAACTTTATTGATATATAAGTTATCACGATCTGATGGTGATAATTTTCTTTCTGCTTGAATTACACCTGATAATCCACCACGATTAAAGCCTGCAGGTGCGAACCATGTTTCTGCTACTTTATCGTTATAAGCATAAACACCACACATTATTGTAGAAGCAGGAACAAATACTAATTTACCAGTTTCTTGAGATAATACTTGAACCCAAGGCCAGTAAGTAGCACCATATGATGAATCGTAGCTGTTTGCTGCTGAATCAACTGATGATAATGGAGCACCGTAGTTTACCATATCAACAATTGCCATTGTATCGCCTCTGTTTTCACAGTTAGCCATTAATGTACTTAATACACCAGGACCGTTTTGATAAGTTACACCCGGTAAAGCAATCCATGAATAGTCATATTCATCAGGATTTGAAAGTAACTCTACTACTTGAGAGTAATCGCTACTTGATAAACCTTGAATATTAACAGCATCAATATCGTTAAACATTTTTAAT